TAAAATGGCAAATACCTTGCTAACCATTAGCAAGATCACTAACGAAGCGTTAATGGTCTTGGAAAACGAATTAACATTTACATCAGAAGTAGATCGTAACTATGATGACCAATTTGCCGTAGTTGGCGCAAAAATTGGCGCAACAGTTAACGTACGTCGCCCAGGTCGTTTCATCGGTACAACTGGCCCAGCTTTGAACGTAGAAGATCTGAACGAAACTTCAGTTCCTGTTACTTTAAGCACCCAGTTCCACGTTGACACACAGTTCACAACTCAAGACTTAGCTTTGTCTTTGGATATGTTCTCTGATCGTATTTTGAAGCCAGCAGTTGCAGCTATCGCCAACAAAATCGACTTTGACGGCACAACTACAGCAGCTCTGAACACAGCTAACATCGTTGGTACTGCTGGTACTCCTCCAACTGGTCTTTATACATACTTGTCAGCACAAGCGTATCTTGACTCTGAAGGCGCACCTCGTGATGGTCGTAGAAGCTGTATCGTTGAGCCATTTACATCTGCAACTATCGTTGACAGCTTGAAAGGCTTGTTCGTTCCTACTGAGCAAATCTCTAGCCAATATACAAAAGGCTTGATGGGTCGTGATTCAGGTGGTATGAACTGGAAACTTGACCAAAACATCGTGTCACAAACTTTCGGTTCTTGGGCTGGTTCTTCTGCATCTACATTGACTTGTAACTTGTCAACAACTGGCGGTATTTTGACCTCTGGTTGGGCTTCACAGTCAACAATTACTTTGGCTCAAGGCGCTACATTGACACTCAATGCTGGTGATACTTTCACTATCGCTGGTGTTTATGCAACTAACCCACAAAATCGCCAGCCATACGGCACAAACAAACTGCGTTCATTCGTAGTTAAGCAAACTGTAACTGGTACTGGTTCAGGTACTATGTCTGTAACTATCTCTCCAGCGATTATCTCTGGCGGTCAGTTCCAGAACGTATCTATCCCAACATTGGCTACTTCAGCAAACGTAACATTGTTCTCTGCTGGCGTAAGCGGTGTAGGTACAGTATCTCCACAGAACATTGTTATGCATCGCAATGCTTACACAATGGCTATGGCTGATCTTGAGTTGCCTGAAGGCGTTCACTTTGCTGGTCGTGCTTCCGACAAGGAAATCGGTCTGTCAATGCGTGTAGTTCGTCAATACACCATTAACAATGACTCGATTCCAACTCGTGTTGACGTTCTGTATGGTTGGGCTCCTCTCTATCCTGAACTCGCTTGCCGAGTTGCAGCTTAATAACTAACGGATAAAGAAAGGAAACTATTATGTCCAATCCAGGCCCAGCAATTACCAGCACAACTCACCCCTCGAATCTGAATAGCCAACAAGCTCTGCGAGTAATCGCAGTTCTCAAAGGCTTATCAGTAGCTTCTTTGGGTGATACTGCTGTTCAAGTAAACAACAGCGCACTTTATGTTCCAGCAACAGTTGTTATTGCTAACGCAAATAACGCTGGCGCAAACGTGGATGTATCTTCTGTTCACTTTGGTGTTTACACAGCTAAAGCTCAAAATGGTACTGCCGTTTTGACTCAAGCTGCGTTGACAAGCCAAACAACCACAAGCTATGTAACTGTTTCGGCTTCATCAACACCAAATACTGCTGAATCAGCTCAGACTTTATACTTCAACGTATCGTCTGCAACTGCAACAGGAACTATTGATGTTTACGTTTACGGCTATGATTTAAGTACTGGCCCTTACTAAGCAAAACTGATGTAAGAGAAAGAAAGCCATGCCCAAAAAGTGTGGCTTTTTTTCTTTAATACCCTATAATTGATTTACCTTATTCAAAGGAAAAAATATGTCATCTACTACTATTGCTCGTGGAAATGTCCTATCTTCCACAGTTATTCAATATACCCTTGGCGTAACCACCATTGCCGATTCTTCTGATGAAGTAACCATTACTGTTCCTGATGTTCAAGTTGGCAACGTAGTGTTTGTTTCTACAGGATTTGCTCAAACCAAAGGTGTTGCTTGCGTAAATGCTCGTGTAACTGCTGCAAATACTATTGCTTTAGATTTTGTTAATGCTACTGGCGCATCTGCTGTAACTGTTGCTGGTGTTTATTACCTAAAGATCGTTAAAGCAGAGAACTTGCCTTTACCATCTAGCCCAGTTTAAGGAGCTAAAAATGGCCTATAACTCAGCGTTTTCGCCTTTTGGCCCTACTTATTTGGTAAGCACTTCAGCAGTTCAGGTTAGATCTAGCAATAATGTATATCCATCTGGCTATCGTATTATTAATTTAACTTCTAGTTTGGTTCGTGTTGGCTGGCTTCCACAAGAGCCAAATGATGCAACTCAAGCTCCTGCTGCAACAACTCCAACTTCTGCTGGTATTGCTAACGTATTGACTATTCCTGCTAATGGAGTAGGCGTATTTAGCGGTATTCCACCTAATGCTTGGTTTATTGCAAGTGCTTCAAATAGCGTAGAAATCACTCCAGGGGAAGGAATCAACTAATGACCACTTCAAATCAAGTAGCAAGCACAACTACAACTAATATTGTTCCAGTTCAGGCTGTTTTTAATGCTGCTGGACAATGTTTAGGTTTAGTTGGCCCTGGCGGTCAATATTTTTCACCTCCATTGACCAATGATGTAATTACTGGCGCAACTATTGATAACTCTGTTATTGGTGGCACTACTCCAGCAGCAGGAACTTTTACCAATCTTGCTTTTACTAATATTTTGGGAGCAAATGGCAATTTAATATATTCGACTACTTTGCCAACAATCAAGTCAGGCTTTGGAACAGGAGCAACTATTACTGCTTCTAGTACAGCAGCCTTTTCTGTTGTTATAGGAACTGGTGGCGCAGGAACAGGCGTTATTCAACTTCCTGCTGCTGCTCATGGTTGGGTATTGCAAGGCTGGGATATTACTCAAGGAACTGCTTTATTCCTTCAGCAAACTGCTTATACAACTACAAGTGCAACAATCGAAAGTTTTGGTATTACTACTGGCTCTCCAGCAAATATGACTGCTGGTGATGTCTTAGTATTTACTGCAACTGCGTTCTAAGGAGCATTATGGCTGGCCCTTCTTCCACAGTAGATCAAAATCTACTGCCAGTTCAGGCTTATTTTGATGTCTATGGTAATTTTCAGACATTTATAGGTCAGGGTCAGCCTTTTTATGCCACGATTAACCCTATACAATCAGGGTTAACCATTACAAATAGCACAATTAATAGCACCACAATCGGTGATTTAGCGCCTTCTACTGGGGTTTTTACTAATATTAGTGCGACTACAGGGCAGATTTCGATATCACCTAGTGCTAATGCCGATATTGCTAATAAATTGTATGTTGATACAGTAGCTCAAGGTCTTGGCCCTAAAGCTGCTTGTCAATGCGCCACAACAGCCCCTATAACGCTGTCAGGGCTTCAAACGATTGATGGGTACACTACCATAGCAGGAGATCGAGTTCTCGTTAAGAACGAATCTTCTAGCCAATATAACGGCATCTATGTTGCATCTGCATCCGCTTGGACTCGTGCCGTTGATATGGATGTATGGGCTGAAGTGCCAGGAGCTTATACAGTTATCCTCAATGGCGGTCAGCAAGATACAGGATGGGTTTGTACGGCTTCTGCAACAGGCACAATTAATGTAACTGCAATGCCTTGGGTTCAATTCTCAGGCGCAAATACTTATTATGCTGGCACAGGATTATCTTTAAGTGCCAATACTTTTAGCATTACTCCAGTTGGAACTGCTGGAACATACGGATCTGCATCTAGCGTTCCTGTATTTGTAACTAATGCAAGCGGTCAAGTAACTAGCGTTACTAATACCTCAATCGCTATTGCCAATACTCAGGTTAGCGGTCTTGGCACAATGTCAACGCAAAATGCCAGCTCTGTAGCCATTACAGGCGGTTCTATTGATGGGACTACTGTAGGCGCAACAACGGCAACGACTGTAAGAGGCACAACAATTACTGCGACAACGCAGTTTAGTGGCCCTGGCACAGGATTAACTGGCACAGCAACTAGC